GCCTACAAAATTCACAACAACAAATTATAGGAAATAAATAAATGACAAAAGCTAGAGACCTCTCTAAATTACTTTCTACATCTAATGGTAAGATAGCAGGAAGTAATCTTGATGTATCATTTGAAAATATAAGCGATACTGGTACTGAAGGTACTAAAGTTGCTTCAGGTACTACAGCACAACGAGGGTCTACTACAGGTCAATGGAGATACAATTCTACTACTGGATTTTTTGAAGGCAGAAATGCTAGTGCATTTTCAACTTTAGAGCCAACACCAACAGTTGCAAGTGTTGATGTTACTGAAGTAGATAGTCAAGCAGGTGGTAATCAAACTATTGTAGTAACAGGAACAAATTTTAGTTCTGGAGGAACAATAACTTTTATTGGCTCATCTGCTGAATTTAATGCGGCAACAACAACTTTTAATAGTGCAACACAAGTTACAGCAGTTGCACCTAAAGCATCATTTTTAAATGCACAAGAACCTTATAAAGTTAAATTTACATCAGCTAATGGAGTATCTGGACAATCATCAACAGGATTAATTAGTGTTGATACTTCACCAACTTGGAGTACAGCTAGTGGCTCTCTCGGTAGTATTACAGAATTGGCTACAGGAAATCATTTTACAGTTTCAGCAACAGATACAGATGGTGATACAGTTGCTTACTCTTTACAATCTGGTTCATTAGCAGGTTTATCTTTAAATAGTTCAACAGGTGTTATATCTGGCAACCCAACAGATGTTAGTTCAGATACAACAAACAATTTTACTTTAAGAGCAACAGCAAATGCAAAAACTGTTGATAGAGCATTTAGTTATATAACTACAAATCTTCTTTTAGATGGTTCGACTGAAGCAAAAGCAAATACTTCTGCATCTGCAATCAAAACATTAACATCAACAACAACAGATGGATACTACTGGATTAAAGCTAGTGGTATGGCTAATGCTAAACAACTTTGGTGTGATATGAATACAGATGGTGGTGGCTATATGCGTTTCTGGTGGTTCAATACTTTAGAACAAGTTGGAGCATCAAATGGATTAGGTCAATCTTGGGTTACAGATACAAAATTTGGAATAGCAGATATTTCTACAATTACACACACTCAAAATTATGGATATGGAAGAATACCAAGTGGAGTAACACCAACTAAATTAATGGTTAAAGGGACATCTTCTGACCAAACCTCAACCAATCCACCAAGTTATGCTATTTGGACTTTTGATAGTAGCAACACAACATCTGCCGCTATGTTAGCTAGTATGCAAAGTGGAACTACAGCATCATTTACAGAAAGAAATAATTTTCCTTCTTCAAGTGGAAGTTTAGATGCTCACTATAATAATTTTCAAAGTGGTGGTAGAGCAGACCATTGGGGATACTCTAGTAGTGGCTCTCTTGCTAATTATTCTGGGAGTGAAAGTACATTTGATTTTAATGATGACCAAGGTCAGAACAATACAATATTTGCGGCAGGTAGAGATTCTGACGCAACTGGTACTGACTTTTTTCAAGAAGGAAATCCAGGAATGGCAAATGCAACAGGTAGATATTTAATTCTTTACTGGAAATAATAATGCCTAGAAAAAAGATAACACCTAAAGAGTTTAGCGAAGTCGCTACTGGTGTTAGACTTTCAAGCCATGAAAAACTTTGTGCTGAAAGAATGAAGGTATTAAACGACAATATAAATGAATTAAGAAAAGAAGTTAAGAGTTTAAGAAATGATGTATCAACAGGTAAGGGTATGGTAAAAGTATTAGTATTTTTAGGGACAATTATCGGAACAATTATTGGTGTATTCCAATTTAAGTAAAATGATTGATAGATTTCTTTATAGTTTTTTTGGCTTTCTTGATAAAATTATAGAAAATATTGAAAACTTAGTTATATCAAAAAAGAAAAAGAGGAAAAAGTAATGTTTAAAATAACAGCAATACTATGTGTATTAGCAGTAAATGGACAAAACTTGTGTTTACAAGGTGATATACCTTTAACAATGCAATTAAAAAGTGAAGAACAGTGTGTAAATACTGTTACGGCTATTGGAATGTCAATCAATGAAGAATTTTTAGAAAGACAAATACTAATAGAAATGAAATGTGAAAAAATAGGAGAAGAAGTATGATGATATATGGAGAAACGCCTACACAATGGAAAAACCATGTTGTAACAAAAATTAAAGATAACAAAAAAGTATGTATAGCTTTTGCTATATGGTCAATAATATTATGGTGGATATAAGATATGCCATTTGAAATGATAACAATGTTGGGCTCTACCGTTCTTGGTGGAGTTATGAGCATCTGGTCACAAAGTATTAAAGCAAAACAAGCAGAACAAAAAATGCTTATACAAAGAGCAGAAGTACAACAACAAGGTTTTAAAGAAGCTAGAGAATATGACAACAAAGGTTTTCAGTGGACTAGAAGAATTATAGCTTTAACTGCTGTCTTCGCTATTGTATTATTACCAAAATTAATGCCTGTATTCTCACCAGACACAAGTGTGATTGTAGGTTATTTAGAATTTAGACCGTCATTTTTCTTTATACCTGAAAAAGAAATAATGAAATGGGTAACACTATCTTCCAATAGTTTAGTTATTACACCTTTAGATACTAACTTAGTATCAGCTATCATAGGTTTATACTTTGGTGGCTCATTAGTTAAGAAGTAATTAATATGAAAATCTCACAAGACACAGCAGTAAGTATGCCTATTAAAAATATGATAGGTATTATAGCAGGTGTTGTTATGGGAGTGTTTGCATATACAGAAGTTACTGCAAGATTAACAAGTTTAGAAACGTCAAGAGAGTTGATGAACTCTGATTTACTTAAAAAGAGTGAACAAACTACTACTGATTCTGAACAATTCATGCTTTTAGAAGAGCTATATAAAACTGTAGAAAAATTACAAGTAACTCAAGAACAAAATATGACAAACAAAGTCAATATTGAGTTTACACAAAAACAATTAGAAAAAGCTCTTAATGATATTGAAGAATTAAAGGATAAGGTAAGAGCTAATGGAAAGAGTTACTAGAAAAATTGTTCAGTATATCAATGATATGCGTAAAAAAACAAAACAAATGGGTTTTATTAAAGACTTAAAAAAAGAAGTAGAGATAGGTGCTAATGGCACACAAAAATATATAATTAAAAAAGGTATTAACAAAGGTAAAATAACATGATTGAAATGGTTGTCGCTTTACTTATGATTGTTAATGGTGAAATTAAAGAACATAGAATACAAGATAGTATGTCAAAATGTTTAAAAGGTAAAAGAATTGCTATGCGTTCAAATACTGGTAACAATTTAGAATATCAATGTATTAAATCTAAAGCAGAAACAGAAATATACATGGGTGAAAAAAGTATTAAAACATTAATATTAAAATAACTTAGGAGCTCTATGGATAAAAGTCTTACAGACTTAATACAACCAAGCAAAGACGACATTATAGAAAACCAAAAAAAAGAAATAAACGAATTAAAAAAAGATAAAGAAAAACTACAACGAGAAGTTCAAAATGAACAACAATCTCGTCTCATGGAATATCACACACCCTAATTATGGCTAGAATAAATTTTAATCTTGTAGACTTACGAGATAAACCTAAGAAGAGAAAAGGAAGACATGCAAAAAGACCAAACAAAAGAAGCACCTTCAAAAAATACAACGGACAAGGTCGTTAGTATAGATGATATTGTCAAAGAATTACCAGAGTTATTAGTTAAACACGCATATACAAAATTAAAATCAGGAGAAGAGCTAACCGCTTCAGAAATGAAGGTATGTTTAGAAGTCTGTAAAACTTATAGTACAGATAATCTTAATAAAAAAACTGACAACATTTTAGATGACGTACCGTTTGATACAAATGGATAAACGAATTAAGAACTTTAAAAATTTTTTGTATTTATGTTGGAAACACTTAAATCTACCAGAACCAACACCTATACAATACGATATAGCAGACTATCTTCAGTCATCTGACAAGAGATTAGTTATAGAAGCCTTTAGGGGTGTAGGCAAATCATGGATTACTTCAGCATTTGTCTGTCATCAATTACTTCTAAACCCACAACGTAACATATTAGTTGTATCTGCTTCTAAAAGTAGGGCTGATGATTTCAGTACATTTACACAAAGGTTAATAGGTGAGATGCCTTTATTGTCTCATTTAATACCTAGAGATAACCAAAGACATTCAAAAATTAGTTTTGATGTAGCACCTGCGTTAGCATCACATGCACCAAGTGTTAAGTCTATGGGTATCACAGGACAACTTACAGGTTCACGTGCAGATTTAATTATTGCAGATGACGTAGAGTCCGCTAACAACTCACAGACGCAACTTATGCGTGATAGACTTGGTGAGACAGTAAAAGAATTTGATGCAATCATAAAACCAGAAGTAGGACGTATTATATTTCTAGGTACACCTCAAACAGAAATGTCATTATACAATGACCTAGAAGAAAGAGGTTTTAAAACTAGAATATGGACAGCACTATATCCTATTAAACAACAAAGAATTGGTTATGGTCATAAACTAGCTGAAATGATTGTAGACACAAAAGAATTAGAAGGTAAACCTACAGACCCTAAAAGGTTTGATGAGGTAGACCTTATGGAAAGACTTTCAAGTTACGGTAAAAGTGGATTCAACTTACAGTTTATGTTAGACACTACTATGTCTGACGCTAACAGATACCCTCTTAAATTAAATGATTTAATTGTAGCATCTGGTTGTTCTACATGGAAGGAAGCTCCTGCTAAAATACAGTGGGCTAGTTCTCCTGAACAAATAAAAGCTATAGACCCTGAGTTACCTAATGTGGGACTCAAAGGTGACTATTACGTAGCACCTATGAATATGTCTAAAGAATTTACACCATTTGAGGGCACTATTATGTCTATTGACCCTAGTGGTCGTGGAGAGGACAAAACAGCGTATGCGGTGCTTAAAATGCTTCATGGAGTGCTATATTTGACCTCTGTAGGTGCATTAGATGGTGGCTATGATGAAGATACTCTGTATAGATTGTCTAATATAGCTAAGAAAAACAATGTAAACTATGTAGTTATTGAGAGTAACTTTGGTGACGGTATGGCAACACAGTTGTTAAAACCTATAATGGCTAAAGTACACCCATGCGAAATAGAAGAAGTAAGACATAATATACAAAAAGAGAAGCGTATTATAGATACCTTAGAGCCAATTATGAATAGTCATAGGCTTGTGGTAGATGACTTACTTATTAAAGAAGACTTTAAATTAGAACCTGACCATCAGTTGTTTAGACAGATGACTAGGTTGACTAGAGACAAGGGAGCTTTGAGACATGATGACCAAATTGATGCTGTGGCTATTGCCGCTAATGCTTGGGTTGAGCGTATGGACAGAGACCAAGTCTTATCATACAACCAACATAAAGAAGAACTACTGGACAGAGACTTGGAGAAATTCATGGAAAACGCCATTGGAAGAGAACAACATAAGGATAGATTTATATAACATGGA